TCATCGGAGACCCCACGCCCCCCTGCCGACCGCATCACGACGATCGGCGGCCAGAAGAATGCATCCGATAAACAGATCCACTTCATCCGAGCATTAGGCAAGAAAGCCCACCTGGATGAGGAAGCCCTATTCCACTTCATTCAGCGCACCCTCGACGACGACAGCAAAGTGCTGGAAGTCCTCACGATCGCAGACGCGAACATCATCATCGAAGCACTAAAGGGCCAGGAAAATCGTGGCAGTTAGGATCCTAAGTCTGGGGGCAGGTGTTCAGTCGAGCACACTGGTCTACATGATGCGCGACGGCATTCTGCCTAGAGCAGATCATGCAGTCTTCTCAGATACTGGCTGGGAACCGCGCAAAGTGTACGAACACTTGAACTATCTGACCGATCTGATGAAAGAGATCGGCATGCAGTTCCATGTCGTGAAAGCGGGCAATATCAGGCAGGATGCACTAACAGGCCAAAGATTCGCCACGATGCCTTTCTTCGTAAAAAATCAAGATGGCAGCAAAGGCATGGTGCGAAGGCAGTGCACTATGCACTACAAGATCGAGCCGCTGCTAAAAAAACAGAGAGAACTTAGCGGGCTGAAACCCAAAGCGAGATGCACGGAACATCTATCGACGACCATTATTGGCATATCGTTTGACGAAGTGCAACGCATGAGAGACGCGGCATTCAGTTGGATCAGAAACGAATATCCCCTGGTCGATCTGCGGATGACACGGCAAGACTGCATTGAATACGCAGAAAAACACGGGTACCGGATACCACCACGCTCTGCTTGCATTGGCTGTCCATTCAAGTCTGCAGACGAATGGCGAATGCTGCGAGATCAGCAGCCAAAGGACTGGGATGATGCAGTGCGCTTCGATCACCAGTTGCGCGATCCAAAGACACGGCCAGTCAAGATTCGTGGGGATGTCTACTTGCACCGAGATCTCAAACCGCTGAATGAAGTGGATCTAAGAACTAAAGAGGAACAGGGCATCTTCAGCCTGTTCGACCAAGAGTGCGCAGGGATGTGTGGGCTATGACACCGGACTACTTGAACGATCTCGATCGCATCCTGTACCTGATCGAGCGTGTCGAAGCGATGAATATCGACGACATCTACACATCAGATCTTCGTAAGTACTTGGGCTGGGCAGCCCGTAAAACGGCCCGCACATACTGGCGTTCTCTCGACGCTGACGCTGACTAGATCAGCCACAGACCTAAACCGATCGCACGGTGGATGGATGACACCCGGTAACGGGGGTAGATCGACGCGCCCTAAAACTGCTAGACGAAGGTGGCGGGGCAAAGCGTCGAAGCGAATCAGGTCAATGACATGCAAGTGGGACCCGGGTAGAGGCAAGCCGGGGGGTGGGCATTACACCCGTGTGTCTCTGTTCAGATGATTAGAGTGATGCACAACACGACGCACAGACCTGGACCCGATCGATGAATCCGACAACACCCCCGAGGCCAAGCCGCGAACGCGGCGCGGCAGCCCAAGCGCGAAGCGCGCGGGAGTAGCCCACATGCCACGCCAACACACCACAACAGACCCAACATACAGACGCAACAGAACCGCCCTACTGAAAGGCCACCCCCTCTGCCACTGGTGCAACACGCGACCAGCCACCGAAGCAGACCACCTAGTCGAAGTAGACCGCGGCGGCGACCACTCGCTACAGAACCTGGTGCCGTCATGTAAGCCCTGCAACGGCAGACGCGGGCAAAGATACAAAGCAGCCCGAGATCAACAAAGACAACACGATCGGAACGAAGCAACACGCGCAGCAGCCACACACAGCGTTCGATTTTGTTCTGACACACCCCCCTTGCCCCCGAGCCCATCGTTCTCTTTCTCGCAAAGGACCACGGACGGTGACGAACTGGCTGTGACTGGCCGGGACCAGCCGCGCTTGGCGACGATCGTTCCGGATCATCAGGGATCGTGGGTTGGGGCTGTGGGGGAATGGTGCAGGAAGTTCCTGGGCATGGATCTGATGCCGTGGCAGGTTGAAGCACTTGAAGGGCAGTTGGCGTTCAGCGATGAAGCGGGCTTGGATCTGGTGTCGAAGTTTAGTCTTGTGTCCGTTGCTCGACAGCAAGGTAAGACGATTGCGCTGGCTGCACTTGTGGGGTGGTGGCTGACAGAGATGCCTAAGATTCGGGGCGAAAAGCAGACTGTGCTTACGATGGCGCACCGTTTGGATGTGGCGGCCGGACTGTTCGACGACATTCTGGGTCCAGTGTTGGAACAGTACTTCGATGCGAAACTGACGAAAAGTTACGGGCGGCTGTCGGCCAGAATGCCTGACGGATCAAAGTGGCTGGTGAGATCCGCGAAGCCGTCTAGTGCGCACTCGCTGTCGGTCGATCTTGCGATCATCGATGAAGTGTGGGGTGTCGGTGAGGAAGTCATCGATGGTGGCGTGATCCCGACAATGAGAGCGCGACGATCGCCCCTGCTATCGATGTGGTCTACTGCCGGCACCGAAGAATCCAAAGTGATGCTGCGATACAGGGAACTTGGGCTGCGGCTGATCGATACCGGTGAAGCAACAAACTTTCATTATCGGGAATGGTCGCCACCCCCTGATCTGGATCCATACAGCCCCGAAGCGTGGGCCTATGCGAACCCGGCCCTCGGGCGCACCGTCACCCTGGACACGATCGAAGCAGAATCGAAACTGCCGGACCGGGCATCGTTCCTTCGCGCTTCGGTGAATCTGTGGGTCGCATCAGATCGATCATGGCTGCCGCAAGGTTTGTGGGCGCAACTACAAACTGACGAACAGTTACCGCCAGGCGGCGTGATCGCTGTCGAATGCGCCTTAGATGATTCGCACTATTACGCGACCAGATCCGTTTTGATGCCAGACGGCCGCATCGGTGTCACCGTCGCGTTCACCTGCGACACCCAGGCGCAACTGTGGCAGCATGTCGAGCGAGCAGCCAAAGATCCATTAGTGCAGTTCGCGTTCACCCCGACGATCGATCTCAGTTCCCCACCGATCTACGAACGGCGGCGCGTTGTCGTCGGATACGGCGAAATCATCAAATGGACCCCAGCAGTGCAGGCCATGATCCGTGAACGCCAGGTGATCCACACCGGTGAACTAGCCCTGGCTGAACATGTGCAGCGGGCTGTCGCAGTACGCACACAAGGCAGCATCGCTGTCAGTTCACAGCGATCACCAGGACCGATCGAACTGACGCGCTGCATGATCTTCGCAACTGCGATCGTCGCCGGCAACAGGCACAGCCGCGGCAAACCGCAACTAGTCGTCATCGCCAACTAGGATTCGTTCGGCACCTGCGCGTGTGCCTTCGTCGGAAAAGGGTGTCCATCCGCGCAGGTGCTATCAAACCCCAGACGAATGTGGCACGATGGTCACATGGGAATCTTCAACAAACAGAAGGCCGCACTCGCGATCAGCGAACCAGATGCTGAGATCCGGGCCGCTGTAGGCGCATCGAATGTCGGCGCATCACAGGTCGGGAACTACATCGCCTACACAGATGGCGGCGGTCGTGAACGCGCTATGTCTCTTGCAGTGTTGGCGCGTGGGCGCGACTTGATCTGCAACACGATCGGCAGCATGAAGTTGGAGATGTACCGGGAGATCTGGAACGGCGACGAAATGGAACCCACGCCACTTGCGCCGCGTTCCTGGCTGTCACGAATCGATAAAGGTGTACCGAATAGCACGATCCTCAGTTGGACCGCCGACGATCTCATCTTCTGGGGAAGGGCCTTCTGGTATGTGCAGGAACGCACCGCAGACGGCTATCCGTCAGTCATGACCCGGCTACCGGCTGCGATGGTCTCAACACTTGACCAGCAGGGTCCGGTCTACTTCGGACCATCAAACCAGATCATGTTCAACGGCCTGGAACTGAATCCGCGCGATGTCATCCAGTTCATCAGCGGAACCGAAGGGCTGCTATTCACCGGGCGACGCGCCATCGAGATCGCGATACGAATCGAAGAAGCAAGAATGCGCAACGCTTCGTCAGCGATCCCAGCCGGTGTGTTGAAGCAGACCGGCGGCGAACCACTTAGCGGTGCAGAACTGGCCGACCTTGCAGCACAGTTCAACCTGGCGCGAACCACAAACCAGACAGCGGCCCTGAATGAGTTTCTCTCATACACCGAAACTTCAGCCACACCGGACCGAATGCTGCTAATCGAGTCAGCAGATTATTCGGCCCGCGATCTTGGCCGCACACTTGGCGTACCTAGTTACCTGCTGTCCGTATCGATCGGCGCATATTCTTACCAGTCAGCGCAACAGTCCCGTGTCGATCTGTGGACTTACGCCTGCGCCCCGATCGCGAACTGCATCGCCGATACCTTGTCGTCAGACAATGTGCTGCCACACGGCACGATGGTCAAGTTCGATACCAGCGACTTCCTTTCCGAAGCCTATGCCGGCAACGATCCGTCAGGCTTCGACAGCCCGGACAGTCTCGCCCCATCGCCTGACACGATGGGCGCATCCTGATGCCGTACTACATCACAGACACAGCCCCGGACTGTTCCGGGTGGGCTGTAGTCAAGTCCGACGGCGAACAGTTGGGCTGCCATCAAACGAAGCAGGACGCGATCGATCAGATGGTGGCATTATCGATTAGCGAAGACATCCAACCTGGCGGCGAACTATCTGCCTATCATGGGCACATGTTGAAGTTTCATGCAGGAGAGTTCACGATCGACGCAGCCGCCGGCGACGCACCGCGCCGCACGATCAGCGGTATCGCAGTTCGATACAACACCGAAGCCCAAGTCTCAGACGGTACGCGCGTCATGTTCGCACCCGGATCGATCCCGACCGACGGCCCAGCCCCCAAGTTATTCATGTTCCATGACCCCACCAAAGTGATCGGCCGCGTCACTGAACTGGTCGAAACAGACCAGGGTCTACTGTTCACCGCAAAGGTGTCAGAGACTGCGCTCGGATCAGAAGCCCTGGTCCTCGCCGCAGACGGTGCGCTGTCGGATGTGTCGGTCGGAGTTGAACCAACAAAGTTTCGCTACGACGACAAAGGCCGCATGGTCATCACCGCATCACGATTTTTAGAACTGTCCGTCGTGCCGCACGGCGCGTTTGATGCACCGATCCTGGATGTCGCAGCAAGTATCCACCAAACCGAAGAACAGATCAGCAATACTGAAGAACAAGAACCTGAAAAGGAGAACCCCGAAATGTCAGAGAAGATCGAAGCCCCAGCCGTTGTCGAAGCGGCACCCATCACCCAGACCCTGTTCGCACAGGCTCGCCCGGCATTCAAGATGCCATCGATCCACGAATACATGGCCAAGTTCATGCGCGGTGGATCCGAGTGGCAAGAGTTCAACGCAAAGATTCGCGCAGCCGCACCCGATGTCGTCACCTCTGACCTTGATGGTGTGGTCCCAGAAATCTGGACCACCCCTGTCTACGACGGACTGAAGGGCTTGCGCCCGGTCATCGATGCGATCGGTGTGAAGGCGATGCCACAGGCTGGCAAGGTATTCATCCGTCCGAAGGTCACGACGCACACCACGATCGGCGGCCCACAGACCGAGAACAACACGATTACCTCTGGCACCTATGTCATCAGCGATGAACAGGTAACGAAGGGAATCTATGGCGGCTATGTCGAAGTCAGTGAAGCCTCGATCGACTGGAGTTCCCCGGAAGTCTTGTCGCTGCTTCTCGGCGACATGGCAAAGATGTACGCGCTGAAGACGGACGATGTGGCAGCCGACGCACTCGCGTCCGGCGTGACCAACACGACCAGCCTGACCGATCCAACTGATCCGGCCGAATGGGTCGCAGACATCTACGATGTCGCAGCCGCCATCATGAACAACAGCAACTACCTGCCGACGCACATCTTCGTGTCGCCAGATGTTTACGCGAAACTCGGCGGCCTTTCGGATTCGTCCGATCGCCCACTGTTCCCACAGGTCGGCCCAATGAACGCATTCGGCACCATGACCCCAGGCAACATGAACGCAGTCGCGTTTGGTCTGCAGGTCGTCGTGGACAAGAACTTCGCAGCGAAGACCTGCATCGTCGGCAACCCGATGGGCTTCGAGATCTTCGAGCAGCAAAAGGGCGCGATCTCGATCGACAGCCCATCCACGCTGTCCCGCACGATCGCATTCCGTGGCTACTTCGCCACCTTGATGATCGACGCAGACAAGTTCTACAAGATCACGCTGCCGTAACACCCGGAAAGGAAGGCCCACGATGGCCGCCTATTCGGTCACACATAAGCAGTTGAAAGACGACTATGCCGTACTGCAACTTCTCACCCCCGCAGAAGTTGCAGTCGGCATGTCCATCACCGTCACTGGAGTAGATGCCACATTCAACGGCACCTACACCGTCTACGCGCTGCCCCAATACCTGTTCATCGGAACCGATGACGAAGGGGATCTGCTCTACGATCCGCTGATCCCGATCGCTAACCAGGTGCTGTACGCCAAGACAGCCAGCGATGTTGATCGCATAGCAGCGACCGGCACCCTGACTTATGCGCCGACATGCACCTGGATCACCGCACAGAATGTTCTGGACTGGCTGGGCATCCCTGTCGCATCCGCAGGAGACCAGACCTTTGTCACGACCTGCGCTGCTGCCGCTAACGCCTTCGCGTATCGTCGCCGCCAGGAAGCATCGTACTTCGATTCACTGACCACGGTCCCCAGCCAGGATGTCTACCTGGGCACCGTGATGCTGGCCGGGTCCTATTACAAAGCCCGCGGATCCGTCGATCTGTTCGCATCATTCCAAGACATGGGGCAGACCCCAGTCACCGGAATGAACGCCCAGATAAAGCAACTGCTGGGCATCGATCGTCCGGCCGTCGCATGACCGTCGCCAACTACACCGATCTGTTCAACAGTGCCATGTCAGCACTGGCCACGAAACTGGCTGCTGCCACATCGCTACAAGTTGTCACCGATCCCCGCAACATTCGCCCACCCTGTGTCTTCCTCGGCGCACCGACCTGGACGAACTGGAACTACAACATCGTCAAGATGACCATCCCAGTCCAGATCATCAGCATGGGCCCAGGCAATAGCGACGCGCTCGGCAACATCCTAAACATGTCTGCCGCTGTCATGGCAGCCGATGTCGCAGTCACATCCGGGACACCGATTAGTGTGGATTACCAGGGGGTAACACTTCCCGCCTACGAACTAATCATCGAGATGCAAGCGCAGACAGCATGACCTACAAAATCATCAGCCCGAGAGTCGGAACGCCAGGCGATGAATATGTGCCGCGCCCGGGCATCAATGTCGAAGCCTTGATCGAATCCGGCGCGATCTGTGTCGTGGAAGTATCCACGCCGAAGCCAGAAAAAACTGCTAAAACTAAATCCAAGAACCTAAAGGAGTAGCCCACATGGCCACCAGCACCTATCTGTCGAACCCAGTCGTGACCGTGAATAGCGTCGATCTCAGCGATCAGTGCACTGGCGCGACGGTCAATATCAACTACGACCAACTCGAGGCGACTTCGTTTGGCGACACTTCCCGCAAGTATGTGTCGGGCCTCGGCAGTCACTCTGTCACGCTCGACTTCTATGCGTCATTCGCCGCCACGGAGACCTGGGCTACCTTGAAGTCACTGGTCGGCACCACGACTACCGTCATCGTCAAGCCGGCCACCGGCGCAGACAGTGCGACAAATCCCGGTCTGACATTCACGGGGGCCTTTTTGCCCACGCTGCCGATCGTGACGGCGACTGGGGCCCTCGGGACCATCTCTGTCACCTTCAATGGCGGAGTGTTCACCAGCGACGAATCGTAAATCCTGACCGCCTAAACGGTCCGACACGAAAGGCACAGAATGAAACTGCACCTGCGCGTAACTACGCAAGGCAAAGATCCATACGAAGTAACCACGAACCTGCGCGTGATCGTCGCCTGGGAACGCCGATTCAAGCGCAAAGCATCCGAGATGGCCAGCGGCATCGGTGTCGAAGATCTCGCATTCATGGCGTGGGAATCATCGAAGCAAGCCAAGATCGTCGTGCCCGCGGAGTTCGACAAGTTCATCGATCAACTCGACAATGTGGAAGTGATCGTGCAGGAACTTGAAAACCCTACCCACGGGGAACCCACCGAAGGCTTCTAGCAGAACTGCTAGTCGCATTATCGTGGTGGCCCCCAGGCATCGAGTTTGACACGCCCGACTTATTGACTGTCACTAATGTGATGGAAGAACAGAAGGGCCAGCGCAGATGACTGAATCGAACACTACGGGCGCAGTGTCTTTCCAGGTGACTGGCATAAAGGAATCGTTGAAGGAACTGAACAGGCTGGCCCCGGATCTGCGCCGCCAGATCACAAAGGACTACAAGACGATCACACAGCCGATGGTCGATGCTGCAAAAGCCGCGACCCCAGCGGCCCCACCGCTGACCGGCATGAATCGCAAGTGGCGCAAAATCAAGGGCGGCGTGTGGAATAACACCCAGGTAGATCGCGGGATCGGGGTCAAGATCGACACCCGTCGAGCGCGTAAACGCAACCTGGTAAACGGGGTCCAACACGAAACTGTGGGCGCGTTCCTCTTTCAGTCGCGTGAAGTATGGGGCATCATCTTCGACATGGCTGGCCGCGGCGGTGCACAAGATCGAGACTTCCAGAATCGCACCTATGGCGGGAATGAATATCGATACGCCTGGAATAACACACTGATTCGGAACCTAGATAACAAATGGGGACAGGCATCGCGTTACATGTGGCCGACCGCTGAAGACTTCCAGCCACAAATGGAAGATGCGATCAAAGTGCTGACAGAACGAATCGAAGACGATATCAGTCGAGCATTAGCGCGACAGGGTACGGTGTAAGCATGGCAGTACGGATCCCGATCGTCACAGACTTCGATGGCAAGGGGCTGGAACGCGCATTCAAGGCATTCAAGGAACTGGAGACCACCGGCCAGAAAGCGACTTTCGCACTAAAACAGGCGTTCGTTCCGGCGACGATCGCGCTCGCTGGTCTGACCACCGGGCTGACGATGGCCGCGAAAGCAGCCGCCGAAGATGATCGAGCCCAGGCAGAACTAGAGCGTCAGATCCAGGCGACGACCCAGGCAACCCAAGAACAGACCGCTGCATCAAGCGACTTCATCAATGCGATGCAGATGGAGTATGCGGTAGCAGATACCGAACTGCGCCCTGCCCTGGCATCATTGGTGCGCGGATCGCATGATCTTGGGCAAGCCCAACAGGATCTAGTCACGGTCCTGGATGTTGCTGCAGCCACCGGTAAATCAGTCACTGAAGTCGCAGACGCGGTATCGAAGGCATACGGCGGCAACACGAAAGCCTTGAAGCAACTGACACCAGAACTACAGATGCTGGTCAAGGAAGGCGCAACTACCGATCAAGTGATGCAGGTCCTGGCAGAGACGATGGGCGGCGCAGCATCAGCGGCAGCCAATAGCGCAGAAGGCCAGATGAAGCGTCTGGGAATCGCGTTCGGTGAAGCAAAGGAATCGATCGGTCGCGCATTCCTGCCGGTCCTCGAAGCGATCGTGCCACAACTGACCGTCATGGCGCAGATCGTTGAAAAGAATGGACCGCTGATTACTGGACTGGCGACCGCGCTCGGCGTGTTGGCTGGTGCGATCGTTGCAGCAAATATCGCGATTACCGCTTGGAAGGCTGTCGGCGTTATCACGACAGGCATCAACTATGCGCTAGCCACATCGTTCACCGCTGTGCAGGTAGCGACCGGCATCGGCATCGCTGCTGTGGTCGCCGGCATCGGTGCCCTGGCCCTTTACAAACGCGAACTGGACAAGGTAAAGAGTGCGGCAGCAGGCACGAATCTGACACCTGGTGGCGGCGGCTTCATCGGGCCGCAAGTGACCGACCTGCCGAAAGAGCTTCAAGATTCGTTCTGGAAGCGACGCGAAAAGATCACGGGTGGCGCAGCCGCTGTATCTGATGCTGCAGAAAAGATGAAGCAGAAGATCGCTGATGCTCGACGCGAGATCCAAGACCGATTCAATAAAGCGTTAGATGATGCGAATCGCAAACTCGAGCAGGCTCGGGACGCATATCGGAACTATTCGCAGCAACTTAGCGGCAGCATCAAAGGCACTCTTTCGTTCACCGATGCATTAGAGGAAGCCAAAGATGCCGTGGGTGATACAGGCAAGCCTGTCTCATTCCTGGGGGGTCTGACCGTTATGGCCGAACGATCCAAACTATTCGGCGAACGCTTGCGCACCTTGCTAAAGATGGGTCTATCTGAACAGGCACTGCAACAGGTCGCTGATGCGGGTGTCGAGGCCGGCACCTACATCGCGGATCAACTTATCAACGGCGGCAGCGAAGCGATCCGACAAACGAACGAACTGGTAGCAAGCCTGGAATCTGTGGCTGATGCGCTTGGCACCGAAGCAGCAGACCAGTTCTACCTGGCTGGTGTAAAACAGGGTGAAGCGTTAGTGGCTGGCGTGAAGTCAGTGATCGATGAATATGAAGCGATCTTGAAGAATCCGAATCTGACGCTGCCAGAGATCAAAGCGATCGGCGCAGCGGTCGATTCCAGACTGACAAACATAGACATCAGCGCAGGCGCGGCACCGGCATTCGATGTGGCACAGTTCCAACGCGATCGGCTGGGCGACCAATACAACATCGCTGTGTACGGCGGTATCAATACATCAGCCGAGCAAGGTCGCGCCGTCATTGATGCGATAAAAGCAGCGAACCGCGCAGATGGCCCGGCAGACATCCTGGTGCGCTGATGGCCACATCAGTCATTCAGTCCGGCAACTACCTGCTGGAGATCGACACAGGCTGGGACAGTGGATCGTTCCAACTTGATGATCTCAGTAAAGGTGTCCTAGATAATCCCGATTACCTGCTCGGACCAGGAACCACATACGCAGATGTCACCGAAGGCGTACTGAATGTGCGCATCTTCCGCGGCCGCAAAGACATCGGCGACCAGTTCACCCCAGGCACCATGTCATTCGTCCTCAATGACAGCAACGCCTACGGGGCATTCAACCCATTCAACCAAGACAGCCCGACCTACGACCCAGCCAATAACCAGCCGGGCATCGCACCGCTGCGCCGCGTCAGGTTCTATCGACTCGATTCCAGCAATAACGCCGAATCATTATTCCAGGGATTCATCGTGGACTTCACTTATGACTTCGGTCTAGACGGGCAAGATACTGTCGCGATCAACTGCGTCGATGACCAGTATCTATTGTCGCAAAGCATTCTCGATGAATGGAATGTGGACGAAGAACTATCGAGCGTCCGAGTCGTGAACATGTTGGCGCGCCCGGAAGTAGACGCATTCCAGGGGGTCGGCCAACAGTCGATCGAAACAGGCGTAGCCACATTGGGCGGCGCGTCTGCATACACCGTGTCACAGGGCACGATCGCCCAGGCATATTTACAAGACATCCTCGATGCCGAACAGGGCAGGGCGTTCGTGGATCGATCGGGGGTATTCACCTATCAGGCCAGAATCGGTGCCACCTTCACTAATCCATCGGTGTCATTCTCGGATAACAATGGTCTGACAGTGCCGTACAGTGCCGTGTCGATCAACTTCGGGGCCGACAAAGTAGTAAACAGGGCCACCGTCACCACGCTGCAGGATCCGAATCAACCGCAGACCGCTGACGATGCAGCCAGCCAGGCACAGTATTTCATTCAGGCTGAATCGATCGGTGACAGCCTTCTACACAGCACCACGGCCGCGCTGGATCTTGCCAACTATCTGCTAGTCCCCCAGCCCCAAGCCATCTTCACCCAGGTCGAAGCCCAGTTCCAAAGCCTGACCGCCGGGCAACGCGACGCTGTAGCGATCCTAGATATTGGCGAGACCGTCAGCATCGAAAAGACGATCCAGACCAGCATCACGACCACCGATGTGATCGCCCAAGAATCGGCGATCGAAGGCATCGAACATCTAATCAGTTACAGCCTGCCGCATCGCGTCATCATCTACACCAGCCCCACAGATGTGCTGCAGGAGTTCATTCTTGATAGTTCCCACCTTGACGACATCTACGCACTATCCTGACCTTTATGGCGATTCAAGACTTCACAGCGGGCCAGGTGCTGACCGCAGCCCAGATGGACAGCCTTCAGGCCAACGATTACAACTGGACCGTAAGCAATAAGACAGCCTCATACACCCTGGTCGCAGCCGACAAAGGCACGACCATCGTGATGAATAGCGCATCTGCCACCACGATCACAGTGAACACTTCACTGTTCGCGGCTGGTGACACGCTTCGCATCTACAACATCGGCGCAGGAACCTGCACAGTGACCGCAGGGACCGCGACTGTAACCACATCCGGATCACTTGGCTTGGCGCAATGGGGGGGCGGGACTCTTTACTTTACCTCGGCGTCAGCCTCGATATTTTTTCCCTACGGTGGCGGCGTAAACTACGGAACTGCGACAGGTGGAACCAGTTCATCGATCACCGTCAGCGGTGTCGCATACACCCTTCTCACTTTCACTAGCGATTCCAGCCTGGTCGTGTCGAAGGCCGGCATCTTCGATGTCATCCTGATCGGCGGCGGTGGTGGCGGTGGATCCGGCGGTAATCACGATTACGGCGGCGTATCGAACCAAGACGATGGCGGCGGCGGCGGTGCCGGCGGCTACATCAGCAGCACCCTTTATCTTCCAGCAGCCACATACACAGTCGATATCGGCGCAGGTGGTGCATCAAACACAAAGGGCGAAGATTCGACGATCGGCAGCGTCATTAGTGCGTTCGGTGGCGGATACGGCGGCAGTTACACAGTCATCGGCGGCATCGGTGGATCGAACGGCGGTAACGGCAGTTTGACTGGTCTTACCCCACCGACGCGATCGAGCCAGGGCTATGCCGGCGGCGCAGGAACGAATGACACCGGATTCTCTTACGGTGGCAACCGTGGTGGCGGCGGTGGTGGTGCAACTGCGGCCGGTGCATCCGGTGGCGTATCTGGTAACGGTGGCGCGGGCGTAGACATCTCTGCATGGCTAGGACAGGCAGCCAACACGACACTGAAGTCAGGCGGCGGCGGTGGTGGCCGTTACGCAGGGTCGGCGGGTACAGGTGGAACTGGTGGCGGTGGCGCAGGTGGATCTACCGGCGCGGGCACGGCCGGCACAGCAAACTCTGGCGGCGGTGGTGGCGGCGGCTACACAGCCGGCGGCGGTGCTGGCGGGTCCGGCATCATCTATGTGAGATTCAAGGCGTAACGATGGAACAATACTTCGCACAACTCGACGACCAAAATGTCGTCATCTATGTCGCAGTCACGACAGCAGAGTTCATGGCCGAAAACCTTGACCGCTACCCGGGCACATGGGTCGAAACATTCATCGATCGACCTGACAAGACATACGCCGGCGGCGGCTACACATACGACCCAAAAACAGACGACTTCATCGCACCACCCCGAATCGAAAACATCGTGATTCCGACTAACGAAGAAGCGCAGTGATGGGAAAATGGATCCTGCGATCGTGGTGGCTCTTATCGGTGGCGGCTTCTCTGTGGTCGTTGCGCTTATTCATAAACAAACCAAAGAAAACCGTGAAGATCACGGACGGGTACAGCAAGCCCTGGGCCGAATAGAACAGAAGATCGACCACCACACGGAGAACCATCCATGAAGATCAGCCCGGAACATAAAGCAATAGCCGCTAGTTATCTTCGCTCGATGATCGCAGCAGCAGCAGCGGTCTATTCAACAGGCAACACCGACCCGATGGATCTGCTTCGCGCAGCGATCGCAGCACTGATCCCGGTCGTACTTCGATGGGCTAACCCAAACGATCCGGCGTTCGGCCGCAAGGTCTAAATGTCATACGCGACAGCCAAGCCTGGTGTGCCTGGTGCCAGGGATTACATCGGCAACACTGACGGCCTAAGCCCAAAGAAAAGGGCCGGCACTGAAGAATGGGTGCGCCAAGTGTGCTACCAGTCCAAAGGCGCACTATGGAACAACGGCACCTGGCAGCCTGGTGGTCGTGACATGCGCGGCAAGCCGGGCACGATGTCAGTGCATTCGACCGCCAGGGCGATGGATCTGTCTTACCGCAAGATGCAGAACAAAGGCATCGAAAAGGCCCGCCCGATCGTCGTAAACCTTCTGACCAGGCTGGTCGCTGAAGCAAACACACTCGGCATACAGGCCGCACTCGACTACTGGCCCACACCACACGGACGCGGCTGGCGATGCGACCGCCAGGCATGGGAGATCTACAGCAAGCCCACCATCCACGGTGCACCCGGCGGCGACTGGATCCATATCGAGATCAGCCCCCAGGCCGCAGACTCTGTGATCTTCGTAAAAGCCGCATTCCTCAAGGTGTTCGGCGACATCCTCGACTAACCCGCTGCGATCCCCTAAGGTCGGATTACCGACGAAAGGCAAGCGAATGGGCGAACCCCAGATCTATCACTACGAAACATTCAGGGGTGAACTAGAGAACGGCCAGCAGGTGCTGGTCCAGATCTTTCGCGAACCAGACAGCGGTCGCGTTCTGCATTCGCAGATCGCATTCAGAACCCTGCAGGGTGATTCCTGGGGGGTCCCGATCCAACTGGAGAAGACAACATGAACTATCTGCCCATCCGAGCAGCAGCCGCCATCGCAGGACTACTTCTAGCCCTAGCGGGCCTTAGAACGCATCCTGGCGCGTCTGACGGCATTCTGGCTGCATACCCCCCGGCGACCATAATGACCGATTACGGCTACCAAAACGAACCCACCACGACGATCGCGCAGATCACTACTACCGAATCAAGCCTGCCGACGACCGTCGCAACCTGCCAGGACGCGATCGATCTCGCTCGACAGGTCGGCTGGCCCGAAGACGAACTGGACACCCTCGGAGTAGTCATGCTTCGCGAATCAAACTGCACACCGACCGCATTCAACGCCAACGATCCCCACGGTGGATCGTATTCCTTGACCCAAATCAACGGATTCTGGTGCGAACCGAATAGCGCGTGGCCCTTAGGCTGGCTACAGGTGCAAGACATCGGCCTGACACATTGTGCTGATCTGTTTATTCCCGAAGTGAATCTGCGGGCCGCGCTGGCGATCTGGCAGAACAGTGGCTGGAATCCGTGGGCTGCTACAGCACCGTGACACCCCTGTGATAGAACATAACTACATCGATCCCGACGACACGCTAAGCAAGGACACCCGCGATATGTATTCCGACAACTACCTAAACACCATCAGCGACCTGACAAAGCAGATCCTGAATCCGCACAGCCATATTGTCAGCAGACTAAAAACATTGCGCAACGGCATGACGCTCGAGAACCCAGAACCGATCTACGACATTCAGACACTGCAGATGGCGATCGACGCACTGGAACGCCCACGATGACAGCACCGATCCCATGCCGAGTGTGCGGCCGCATGATCGCATTCCCAGACATCCAGGGCGACGCACATCTGGTCTGCGATGGCCGTGTTCCTGTTCGTGTCGAACGCAACACCGTGACGATCGCACGGAACGCGCAGCGCACATCGATCGCAGCAGCACGACGCACACTGCCACGAACCGGATCGATCCGTAAACGGATCTATGACTATCTGCAGCAGTCCGGTGGCGCAACAGATGAACAGATCGAAGACGCGCTGCACATCAGCGGCAACAGTGTGAGACCGTCACGCGGCAGCCTGGTCGAAGACGGCCTGGTATTCGATACCGGCACCGAACGACCCACAAAGTCCGGGAACATGGCGATCGTGTGGGCGGTGGCGTGATGGGCTTCAACCTGAACGATTACGAAACAGTCGAAGATCGCCTGACACGATTCTGGGAGTTACACCCCGAAGGCAGGATCGTTACTACGATGATGCACTACGACGACACGAAAGTGGTCATGCGGGCAGAGATCTGGACCACTGCCACCGACGAATATCCACGCGCTACCGGCTTCGCTGAGGAAGTGCGCGGATCGTCACCAGTCAATAAGACCAGCCATGTCGAGAACGCAGAGACCAGCGCGATCGGCAGATGCCTAGCCAACATGTCACTGAAGAAAGGCCCACGGCCTTCCAGGCAGGAGATGGAGAAGGTGG